CGCTGACAAAGGGATTTGCTTAGGTTTTAACTTCCTGGGTAGCTCTACGCTCTGAGAGCGCTAACGATGTGTTACCTACACCGGGATATTATTTACTAGGTTTCCTCCTAGGATGTGTTTACGAGTTTTCTGCTCTTGTTGGCGCCAATTTTTGCGAGTTTTGTTCTCGGCTGGGTGCCCATTCCAGACTGTGTATACACTCCCACTGTTTATTTCCCTGCGTCGTGCCACGCATGGGTTGTTTGATTTTGTGGTTATATATATGTGTACCCACTCCCACTGTTTATTTCCCTGCGTCGTGCCACGCATGGGCTGTTTATTTTTGTGGTTATATATACATAGGTTGGTAGCTTGACTGATGCCTCAATTCTTAGCCTTCTTCTTGGCCTTCTTGGCCGTAGCCGCCAAGGTCGGGACCTTCACGGCAACCTTGGTGGCTTTGACGGTGGGGACGTTGGTCTTCACCGTAGCCTTTACAGTAGGCCCTGTTGGAGGCTTCACGTGAGGGTCTTGCGTGTGCATTGTATGACGAATCTTGCGTGCGGCTTCCCCAATCATGGGGATGGCCTTGACGATGCCGGGTAAGTGCTTGAAAGCCATCTCACCGGCATACTTGGCCGCGCGCAGGAATCCTGTGATCGCTGCCACATGCAGGAAATTCTCGTGAAACTGAGGTAGGTGCGCAATCATGCGCATGGCTATCTCCAGCTCTTCCTGGTCAAGTTGAGGTGTATCTTGTTTAAACCAAGTGTCTAGTGTGCGGAACTCCAAACATCTGAGGTTGGTGGTGTAACACTGCCCGGCAGCATATAAAGTGCTGCCTGACCCCAGAGTTTGTAAGTCGGTCTTCGCATACATGACTATGGTCCCTCCAGGGGGTACTAGAGGGTAGTCAACGTCAACTATAGGGGAGTAAGCCCCAAGTTCAGACAAGCGCATGAAAGGTGAAATCATCTCGAATTCAGCCACGCCCACGGGTTTCAGGAATCCGTAGATTCCTTTCTCCCATGGGCCATTCCACATGCCTTCTGCTGTGTTGAGACCATTAAAGCCTCCCCTGACCACTGTTAGCCAGGATTGACCAGGGGGTAGTTGTATGCCCCTTACCAAACCTTGTCTGTTGTAGAGAGCTGAATTGGGCGAGAGCATGCCCGCCGCTGCGACAGGTCTTATTGCTCCCACGGAATCACGCTTCTGGTACAAATTGGGCACTGCTACGTGCGAAAAGGTACCGGTGTTGAACCGAATTTGGACTTGTGTCTTAACGTGGTAACTAGTCACCTGGTCAAGATTACTCCCGTTCAGCTTAACCGTAAAGGCAACATAATTCCCAGGGGAGACCCCGGCTGGTTGCCGGAGTTGTATGAGGTTGCCTACGGTTGACGTACCTTGTAGCATGATGAGTTCGAGGGAGTTAGTCTCTACCCATTCCTCTCCGCTAAGAGAGAACATCGTGACAGCGAAATGCAGGCTGCCGCCAACTGGCATCACCTCACTTGCGCCAGTGGTACCATTGACGTTAGTGAATGTGAAATTAATCTGAGCGATGTCATTTATGTTGGCGGCAGGCATGTAGAAGCAGCGACGACCTTTGTGGCTGGCACAAAATAGGAAGTCCCCGTGCGGCTTTGCAGTAGAACTGGACTCAAAGCCGGCCAGATTCAAATCCCAGGCTGCGCCTGGGTTGAGCTCGCCAGCCGGCCCTTCCTCGTTCAAGACGTTGAACTGGCTGCCAATCATACCAACTGGGTTTGCTGCCACCCCACCGTAGGCTCCGTCAAGGATGGTGGGGTTGTAGGCGAACCTGCCTTCATAGGTTACTACAGACCCAGTGTAGTTAGGCCAGTACTGTATGCGGGAATAGATCGGGGAACGAGAAATGGCGAGAATCATCTCACCATCGGGTAAACCGATGCATTTGCCCACTTGGTCTTGAATAGAGCTGAAGTCCTGTTCGTCCACTGACCACGGTTGGGCCAAGGCGCTGGGGGTTGTCGTGTACACCTGCGGCATGCGCCACGCTGGGTAGTCGTGGGGCATAGCCAGTGCTAGTGCAAAAGCTGATGATGCTGGGGGAACGTGTCCCTTCGCTTCGCTCTGGCGAGCTTGCAGGTAAGACATGATTGACTGCTTCGCAGCTTCCTTGCCTTGGTAAGTCGAATGTCTCGATGTGTCCATCTTCGTGTACTAGTGTTATATATAATGTAGAAATGGTGTGTAATGTACAGGGCTGTTGTTTAATCTGATAGGATTATAACCCTCCCAAGAGGGGGGGGTGGTTGGGTAGGACCGAAGCCAGACGTCGCTTATCCTTGTTCCTGACCTGCGCCGCCTGTGTTTTAGTACGGCGTTTGGGGAGGGGTTTGGAGGCTACGTTGTGGGCGGCCGCTGTGAGTTCCGCCACGGAGGGATCGGCCCCAGGGCCTTCCCAACGCGGCTGGTAACGTAGCAGTAAACGAGCTGCTCCGTCTCGCATTGCTTGTACTGTGAGGGGTGTTGTGCCTTCTATCTCACGAACGTACCACTCGTACCATTCCATGTCGGCTTGCCAGCCTGGGGCTGGAAACTCACTAGTGCATGCTACAATCCCATGAGGGAGAGCGCCGGCAATTCCATCCATGCGTTCCAAGCGAGTAATCAAGGTTTCTCGTTTGGGCTCGTGATAGAGCTTCGCTAGGATTTTGTCCGGTTTGCACAATACATGGTACCATGTGGTTCCATTTTCGGTGAGACGACGAGGGACGCGTGAAACGAAGTTTGGAGTGCAATGAAAATTGGAACCATCCAGGTGGTATCGCACTTTGCCTTCCAACTTGACTGTCCACGGTGTTTTGGTCTCCCATTGCTCCAGGGCCAGCTCACACAATTGAAAGCCTTCCTCCGTTTGAGCAAAGTTGATGCCATCATCCCCGCAGTAGAAGCTTCGCACGTGCCCATCAAGGTGGGCCAGTGCGAATATTGGATCATCCACCCCTGGTATAAGGGCGTGCTCCACTGCAGCCATGGCCATGCAGCATTCATTTACCACCCTCTGTATCACGCTGTTGAGGCGGATGGTGTTGGGATGGCCTGAAGGGTTGGCTCTGAACTTCATGAGTAGTTGTCCGTCGGGCAACGACAGCACACTGTATATGGTTGCAGCTTTCATGTATCGGGTGACTTCCGATGGGATGCCCACACACAATTGGGCCAGGTAAACGTCGAAGTAGAGTTCGATTACACGAGCACACATATTGCGGTCCCAACCTGAAACGTCAGTGGCAACTGCTCCAACTGCATTTTGCATGGCATGCAGCAAGCGGTCTTGCATCTTCTCAATCGGGTTGTACGTGATATAGTACGGGGACTCAGTGTTGGCACTCCATTGGGCGTCGCTTTGCATAAAATAGTACAAGTGTACCAGCTTAAAATCCACTGGGGGGGCTTGGATTGATCTCCCACCTCCTTTGGCAATCTTAGCTCGGCTGTACGTGTCAGTTTTGCCTTCCACGCCCCATCGGATGTTTTGAGCAACTCCCAACGGGTCTTCGATGATGTCTTGCAGCAACTTGAGGCTAACGTCTGCTAGTACTCCTGCTCCCAAGTGTGTTGGGTCGAAGCTGTTCATCCCGTGGAGTTGTCCGGCTTCATCCTTGCACATGTCACCAATTTTGGTCAAGAAGTCGTGCTGACCTTCAGACCTGTTGCCGTGAACCACTCCGCGTCTCCCTCGGACAGAAAGTCTGCCCACTTGGGAATTGCTGTTAAGGTGTCGCACGCACTGGTACATGTGGTTGTAATCGTCCAAACCAGGGGCTGTTACCATACTGAAGGCATCATTACGAGCTGCCTTGTTAAAAGCTGCCCGCAGCAGGCTATCTGGAATCTCTAGACTCTTGACAGGTAGCCCCATCTTGTTGACTTCTTTGTACAAGGCTTCGTCACTTGGCTTGCCTACCATAAAGGTGGATTCACCGCCTGGTATTTTGTTGTGAAGCATGCTGTTCTTTGTACGCTTCCACCAATTGGCTCCTTTGGGCTGCCTCTTGGGTTGTTCACGTCCCAGGTCAAACATGGTTGTGCCAGCCAAAGCAGGGTGGGTGTCAAAATCTCCCGACCAATCCCCATCAGGGCTTGCTAAGGCCGACTCTTGTCGTGTTTTGTTGCCTTTTCCGCCCTGAATGCGTCGAAACTCGTCTAGATTGACGTGTTGCCTCCAATCATGGCGGGCCGGAACGTAACTGCATGGGTAGTCTACTTCACCGGCGTTGCATTCCATGCCTTCACATATTTCTTTACCCCAACGGTGGGCTCCGACTATTTGGCCCTTGCTGTTATAGTAAGGTGCTCGGCAGTCCCCGTAATCTGTATTGACAAGCACATAAACTTTACGAACTCTGTGCGGCGCGGCTGTATCTCGGTCTGTGCCGATGACACTGCCGCTATTGATCTTCCAACTCCCCTTCAGCGGCACAGTGGCCTCCAAGTTTGCGATTTGGAAGCAGGCCATTGTGATTTCACTACGATCGGGATCTGTGGTGGGAATTGTCAACTTCGCTGGCTTCATGTTCCGCAGCACCCAGCTACCATAGTCGTTGACAGGTGTGAGTTCGTAAACTCTACTGTCCCCGCTGGGCTGGCTGTCTTGATGTAGAGAACCCACCAGCTTGACCTCCATGGCCAAGTGCTGGTCGGTTGGATAGAAGACCATCGAGTGAACCCCTTCCTTCAGCTCACCGGCGTGTGCGCTTGTTACAAACAAGTATTGATTGTTAACATCGTCTTTCTTCTTCACGTCAATGTAACCGTGTCTCTTGTAATATAGTTTGCCTTTCTTGGTTATTAGGCATGCCGTGTTAATGGCGGGGGATTTGGCAGTTTCATTTATTACTTGAGACTCAAAGCGCACCTTAGGCTTCTCAGACACTTCAGCTGTGGCAATAGGGGGGCTTGTACTGCCTTCCATGTGTTGCGTTGTAGGTCCTTTTCTGCCGTGGGGTGACTGCTTGCGGCCTTTCATGACTTTGATGAAGCCATCTGTGACTATGGTGGCGAGTTCTCCACTTCCTTGTGGCTCTGCCGGCTTTGTTGCCGTTGCCTGTGGTTTCTTAGTTTTGGGCTTGGCTTTACGCTTTCGCTTCTTAGCTTTCTCCATGTCTGCGATGGTTCTGATTGTAATCTCCTGCGCTCCCTCTAAAGTAAGACTGGGAAGGTGGGGACTGGCTGCGGAGTACACAAGGTCCGCCACGAGCCCGAGCTCGCAGCAGGGCGGTTGCTTGCCCCTGGTGGTCTTCTTGGGACCCTCCTGGACGGCTGTGTCGCCGCGCAACTTTTCACGACGCAGGTGGTAATCCTCCATCGCTAGTCTCGCGCCAGCCCTCAGCACTTCTTTCGTTTGCCAAGGGTAGAAATTCTTCACAACATCATGCACTAACTGGACAATGAGTTCAACATCGGGATTTTCCATATCTGTCCCAATACTGCGGCTCTCTGCCTCAGTTGGGAGTTTGGGTCCTTCGTAGTTGTGGGGTGGCTTGCTCAAGTGCCTGGTAAGCTTCGACGCAAGTTGGTTGCGGATGCTGAACAGGTTGTTCGTGAGTTGGCGATTGTCCATCGTACGGCATATGCTCTCGGCCATGCTCTCAACGTCCACTTTTAAGGTTTCCCTCAATGTGGTTGCTTTGCTCTTTGGCTTGTAGGGCGCTGGCCCCTCCACCCTTCCAGATGGTGTGATTTCTTTGTTTACATGGGTACTAGGGGAGACTGCGGTCGCAGCTCGCGCGATGGTCAACTCCTCTAGTTTGGGGTAGTTGATGTGAGGCACGAGTTTTGCGAGTGTTTCATGAACGTCCTCGGTGTAAGTGGCAATGTCTGTGCGGCCCATGACGGTCGCTCGCATCTGTTGAACCAGCTCACGGGGAGGAGGTGTATCAGGTAAAACCGTCCGCAACGTTTCCATTAGTACGTCCTCTTTCAGTTGTGTTCCGTTCATGCACTGATCTTTAGAACTGGATGGCCCTTCCCAAGCAACTTGTGTGGCGGTACTGGACTTCGTGAAGGTGGTGGTTGCTGCTTGCGCAGTGCAAGCAATGCACGGGCAGTTCTGCAGCACAGCACTAATCTCCGCGTCGTCTAGATCATCTAGTGGTCCTTCGAGCTCGGCGGAAACTGCGGCTGCGGCATCCTCTGCTATTTTTTGCAACTTGTCCATCACTTCACCTCGGTCAACTGTGGTCAATCTCATGTTCATATATTTTTCAGCTGAGGCACGGACATCAATGCTGAGCTTACCCAATATGTCTCGTAGGGCTTGAGCGTTCTCACGAGCAGCTTTAGTGGCTGGCAGTCTGTGTTTGTCGCTAAAAGTCTCCATGACGTCATCAACTGTATCTTGTAACTCCTCAATCCGGTCTTCTTTACGGCCCTTTTTGCTCCTCATGGCACTTGTAGCCAATTGAACAAACTCTTCGCGGATGAAATTGTTGAGAAACTCTAGCGCCCTGATGGTGGTGATCTTGGGGGGAATGACCCCCTTTGAGAATGCACCTCTTTCAGTTGCGCTGAAGTCTTCAATGATGTCTGGGGTGGTCCGCTTGAGGTAGGCGTAACCCCCCTCAACGATGCTTTGCATGATGGCGTGGTATTTGACTTGCATGGTGTGCTGAATGTGCGGGCTGTTCCTTACGGCTTTGCCCATGATCTCTGCACGCAGCTCTTTGGCGGTGTTTGAACCTCCGTCTGACATACCTACTTCCCCACTGTCCATGCCTGTTAGGCGATCGATTGTTTGGGAG